CATCCAGAACCGTAGAGAACTTCAACCGCGCATACCCTCTCTCCTGGCATCTTTCGCATGGCTTCCAAACTGGAACGCCGCCAAATTTAGCCGTTTTATCCTTATCGATAACCCTCCCCTTTCCGTGGCATCGACATGAGTTACTCAGTACGCGCTTGCCTTTGCATGATGGGCACAACACCTTAACCACTTCACGCAAATCCCTGCGAACCTCGTATTCAGATGGCATGAATCCATCAACCCCCATCATTACCGAAGCTCTCACAAACTTCTTATTCTTGGCTGACATGTGAGTTTTTGTGCTGAACACCTCCGCGTCAATAAATCCTGACCCATTGCAGCAATCGCACTTCCTGGTGCTGGCCGCGCTGCGCGAATAATCCTGATATGCGAATGTTGCGAGTATTTGCACGACTCGCTCGCTAATATCAGTACTGAGTTCTGATAGAGGCTTGCATTTATTCGCCAGACCCTCTGCCCTCTCAACCAGCATTGTTACGGCTTTATCCGGGCTGCTGACGCCAATCTTAGCCAGATGAAGCTCTACGCCGAGGCCGCATTGGGAGTACGCCACCCCAATAGCGGCCATTACTCCACTAACGTCCAGGCTGTCCGAGGCTGTAGCTCGTGGTGAATCGCTAATCAGCGTCGATTTCGGGGAAAAGTATTTTCCTATTGATTCAATTCTCACTGTTTCTTCCTCCGCTTCCGCCCAGGCTGAGCTGGGTAGCTGTAGCCATTTACCGGCTGCACAACCGGCGTTATCGGTTTAAATCGCTCGATGATGTATCTGAGTAGCGGTTTCATTCGCTAACCCTCTCGTTTTCCCATAGTGGCAGCGGTTCTTTATGCCCCGCCTTGCGTATCCGGGCTTTTGCGTTCCGCTCTATCTGAATCAACTTTTCAATATTCTGACGGCGCTGCTTTTCTTCGCGGCGCAGATATTTCACGTTCTCGACATAGCGGCTTTCGGTATCGCACAGGTGCAGGATGTAATTGAATGGCTCAACCAATGCGTCGCAGCGGCGACAGCGCAACGTCCGCTCTTTCTCGTCGACTAGCACCGAGTCATGGCGGCAATATAGTTTCCCGGCGTTTTCTTTTTGCATCGCCATGCTGTCCCGTAAATCCTCCCTTCTCTCCGGAAACGAGACGACATTGCTCAGTTCGGTTTCTGTTTCGGTAGTCATGCGGCATCCCGTTGTTTCTGCAATGCACGACGCAACGCGCTGTAACGCGTTCTGATGGCTTTGAGCTCTTCGATTGTGTATCGGTGAGGGGTATTGTCGTTTTCCAGCGCCTCGACTCGCTCAGTGCAGATTCTGTAGATTAGTTGGATGCGGTACTGCTGTTGGTTTCCTGACAGATGCACGTTACAGTGATGACATTGTTTGTGAATGTTGTCCTCGTTATATCGCAGGTGTGATGCGCTACCCCTTGACCTGAAATGCCCAGCCTCCCACTGAACCGTTTCCCACGTTCCGCAACTGATACAGGGCAAGTCTTTATCCCTCTCCCTGATGTAGTCGTTAACCACACGCTGAGTTGCGTCCTCCCAGTGACTCTTCGGCTTTAGCGCTGCTTTGCGCTCGCGCCATTCTGCACGCTGCAATTTCTCCCGCTTTTTCCGAGCCCTCTCTGCATGAGCAGCATCTACTCGCCGGTTAAATTCCATCGCGCATTTGTAGTTGTGGCAGACTTTTTGGAGAGAGCTTCGAGGTGTGTATTCGGCATTACAGATGGGGCAGATTTTTAGCTTTATCGATTTGGTCTTGGTCAACTTTTCCTCCTCGCTCTGTTCCGCAGCCATCGCATATCCCACAGGTGAGCCGTGTAGTTGAATGTCGTTACATCGGATTCTCTGGGGATTGGTTTGCTGCGGGATTTGCTGCGTTTGGTTGGGGTGAATATCAGGTGGTCGATGATGATTTGAGTTGGACTACGCCACGTCACTCGTTCTGCCTCCTCTGTAATTCCCGGTACTCGCAATCAGCCGGGGTGGTTAGTTCGATACCGACAGACAGGCACCATTCCTCAACCTGCTGCAGGTAGTAGTGCATGTCGCCGGTGTCGAGTTCCGATGTTTTCCTGAGTTCATCCCTCGTTTCCGCCTCTCCGGTCAGCAGATTGGTGTATTCAACCTCGTGATATCCCAGGAACGTTTTTTTCATGTTCCGTTTAACCCACTCAGGCGTGCAGTAATCCCGGCCAGTAGCTATTAGCTGCTTGCTTATTTCGGCGTACCACATGTGACTGAGTGAGTTTTGAGGTATCGACCGCTTGGTGCGGTACTCAGAGATTTTTATGCGCCAGCGCTTGCCGGTAGAGAGGATTTCTTTGAGGATTGACCAGAGTTGCTTTTTATTAGTCTCGTGCAGGATGAACTCTTGCACTCGTTGCCTCCTGCTTCGGTACTGCTGGAAGGGAGAATGGCAACACATCACAGTGAACAAGTTTTTGCTGTGCCAGGTTGTCCATGACCTTCTGAACAGCCGCATCATCGAAAACACCAAGCGCCTCGGCCATGACGCCAACAACCTGATAAGCCTCAGCGCATACTGTTAATAAACCATCCGGAATTACCGGAGAGCTCACCTTTTCGGTGGCGTCACCGGAATGGTCCATATTCACGGCGTCGGGATAATGGTTGAGCATGGCGGCGCGGCAGGCTTGAGAAATATGCTCACGCACCATGAATCGACACTCTTCCGCACTATCTGAGTACGTGGACATAACGCCATTAACCGCCTTGCTTATGATGGCGTCTATCTCCTCCGGCACTACCGGCGCTGGCTGCGCGTGGCGATAGCGCGGAGCAATGTTTCGCTCGAGGTCGGTAATGACGATCCATATTGGGACTGACTCGACGCCTTGTTTCGCCATATCACGATAACTGTCGGCATACGCCAGCACAGGATTGCGATCCGTCTCGCTGTCCGCTACCGGCTGCACTGGCGGCATATCTGGACCTTTGCGAATAGCTTTTGCCAGCTCGATAGGGTCATCGTATAGCCAGTCTCCGGTTTCAGGGTGATTGGCTTCTGCCAGTTTGGCGGCCCATTCCAGGGCGTCTTTGTGTCCCTGTAGGTAGTCGAGAGGCATCTCAACCGGCTCGCTGTCCATTGCGGCCAGCGCCATCTTGCAAATAATCGCGTCGATTTGAGCCGTTTCTAAATCAGGATATCTTTCAGTTACCGAAATGCGGCGCTTGAGCTCTTCAGTTAGCTGCTCTCTGGTTATGGTTGATTTGGTCATTTGTTAGATCCTTCTGCTTCCCGGTTAACTATCACGCCGTCGTACACTTCTTTGAGGTGGCCGCGTAAGTCCATGCGACGGAGCGCGCTAAACATGTAATCGCATTCCGCCTGTTTGTTAGCCTGAAATGGCTTGCTGTCCCGGTTAACCCACTCCCAGTTTCCAGGCCAGCCGTGAACCTTCTTAACCCGACCTTTGACCACATGAAGCAATCCCCAGCCAGGCTGCAAATCATCAATATTTACGATACCAGGCTCACTAATCATGAAACGCCAGTCTCCCATGCCCTTCTCGGGTTCAACACGGAAAGGCTTCTTGCGGTCGGCCAACAAGTCAGAACGAGAGCATTTAGCCTCAATCAGACAACTGGCCCCATTGCGAAAGCCTATTGCATCAGCCTGCTCACCGTATGGCGTCCATGCTCGGAACCGGTCATGAAACGCCACCTTGAAGCCGTTGTTTTGCAGAAAGCGGCAGGCTATCTGGCAAAGTTCATCGTGTGTCAGTGCCATCTACTCATCCTCCACCTTGATGCCAGCGGCGGTCAGCATCTCTTCAATTTCCCAGCGCGCATAAACCGGATATCGCTCTGAACCATCACAGCAGCGGTCTTTCTCGCTATGAGATACCGCTACGTCATCCCAGAAATCGTCTGGCGCATGACCTGCCTGAATCCAGATTAAATGCGCGTGTGGCTTCGGCAGCTTCACGGTGCGGGACTCCAACTCGGCGATGCGCTGGCGAAGAGCCGCAATCTCAATTTCTGCAGCATCGGCATAATGAACGTTTTCATGCTCCAGCGGCGGAAGGTCTGGAGTATTCACGCCAAACAGCGCCGCCAGTGCGCGATAGTTCAGCTCGCTGTGATAGCGGCCTTTGCAGCGGACCAGTTTTTCGGCTGCTGCGCGGATAGGTTCCAGCTCGGCGATGCGCTTCTCTGCCGCATCCAAGTCATCCCCTAATTTCTGTGCCATCTGGAACCAGTTAGCGCGCTGCTCTTCCTTAAGCTCCAGCGCCTCTACTAGCGACCTGATTTCTGATGGCTTAGCCAGATACCATTGGGTATCATCAATCGCCGCAGCTTCTGTTTTTACTCTCTGCGCCAGTTCGGTGATATCAGTCATGGCTGGCCTCCTCGAATAACACATCACCCTCAATACCGCCGACCTGATATACGATCGAACCATCTTCCCGATATTCCATCGGTGCAGCGCTCCACCCATCGCCATCGAGATCCTCATCATCGCCAATAAGAATAAAACCACCTGTCACCATGCTGAACGGGTACATTTCTCCCTCAGTCCAATATCCCTCAGTATCCCTGATGCATTTTACTTTCATGCTGCACGCTCCCTCAGCCAGATACAGATCGGCCCGTCCTCGGTATCGTGAATGGATGCAATAAACCAGCCGTCACCATGAGGTATCTCTGGCTCCCATTTTGTGAATGTTCCGCCAGTGCCACTGAAATACTCATCGTAAGCGGCAGCATCGTCACTGCTATCGAGCCAGGTCATTTGGTGCTCAAGATCGTTGGAAGAAAGCCATGAGTTAAACTCCGCAGGCGTGACGCCCTCACGATCCCCACACAATTCATCGAGCGCGGGATGAGTCCAGAATCCGTATTCCGGGTCACGCTCTACTGGCAATGCTGTAATGGTGCTCATTTGGATGCCTCCGCGCGCAGCTGCTGGGCGAATGCGAGCAGAGTTTCGCAGATATATCCTGCCCCATAGAGATAATTTGCGGCATGCTCCACAGCGCCGGCTCGAATTTCAGCAATCACCGCGTCGGTGGCCGGAGTATCTACCTCTGCCATAATCTGCATTGCATTTCCGTAGAAAGAATCCTCGACGCCATTCTCATACGCGATGCCATCAACAGTGTTGAGGTGCCCGTGGTTATAGCCCTGCGAGTAAACCTCACTGGCGTGCTCACGAACCGTGATTAACTCCGCCGCCAGCGCCGCCACCTTCGCCTCAAGATTCTCTACAGTGGCCTCGTATGCCGCGACTTCACGTTGCAGTTCTGCATAGTCACTCGCCAGCACCACATCAACGCAGAATCCCTGATTAGCCACTGGAGGCGATAAATCCTCTGGGTGAGCTACGGTGTAAATAGTTGGTTTATTCATTGTCCTACCCTCAGTTATGAAAAAGGCCCGCTGAGCGAGCCTGTTAATCGTCGAGAAACATTAATCCCTTTGGGCACGAGTCCCAGAAATTACCTGCCTTGTCGGTCATCGTGTACCATGTGCCGGGATTAACCCTGCCGTTAACCGTCTTTGTCTTAACAAAGTACGCATCACGCCGAGGGTTTCCCTCACCGGCTACCAGATTTCGCATCCTGTCTCCAAACTTCGGTTTTCGTCCTGCGTTTAGCCGCTCTGCCTCTTCGTGAGTTTTGACGATGTGTGGATATTCGCTCACAGCTTCCTCCCGGCGTAAAAAAGGCCGCCTGTAATCAGCAGCCCATAGACGACCTCAGCGATGTAGATTTGCGTCATACCCCACCCCTCCCGTAAACCATCATTATTCGCCTTTGCGCGTCGCTGCGGCGGCATTCGTCGCAAACAGTGTTAATCGACCGTTTCCGCTTTGGCCGCATCTTCTGCTCTGGCGTGCTGAGAGAATACACACGGCTGCCACAGACGCCAGTTGCGGTGATATCCCCGGCATTAATCATCCTCGAAAGAACGCAGGAGATGTATTTGTAGTGAACGCCAATGGCATCAGCAATTGCGCGAGAGCCGATTCCTGGACGCTCAGAGAGGACGGTTTTGATTTTTTGCGCGTAGGTATTGTTGCGCTGACGGGTGCGAGGTGAGCCGTTGGCGTTTCGCGTGCGGGCTATTACCACCTCACGTCCTGCTGTCTCTTTCCACCTCTCGAAATCCTCCTGACTAACAAAGCAGCCGAATGCCACGGCGACGTGAATTTTATCAAGCGCTTTTAACGATTTGATTCCATCGCTGGCCTGCCGCTTGGTGATTGATAACCCGGTGCGAATCTGTGTCGCCGTCGCTGGCCGGTTAGCGGTTATGTAGTCCAGGATGCGTTGTTTTAGTGCGTCCATAGTCAATTCGCCTCTGGAAACATTGAAAGCTCTTCATCACTAATGACACCAATACCATCATGCGAGAGGTTATAAATTTCAATAAAATCCTCAACATCGCCATTACAACCGCAGCCAAAACATTCATATAGCCCCTCAGACGGATTAACAATGAATGATGGCGTTTTTTCTTGGTGAAGCGGGCAAATGCCGATGTAGTTTTTACCCTGCCTTTCAAGTTTCACTCTTGAGCTAATTACTGCGACTATATCTTTCATTTTTCCACCATAATAATTAGATTTTTAACCCAGCATAAGCGCATGAAACCTGTATGAATCTTCTCAGCAGTCTCTTGCTTACCCAGCTTTTTTCGCTAAGGTGAAGTGTCCATTCAATGATTCCTGATGGAGAGGAAATGGACGAAAGCGGTATTTCATAATTGTTTTCCACTACCTGCCCTGGAATCTTTATAATCAAATATCCGCCTTCAATTTTTATCGCCGAATTAATCAATTCTTGATGCGCGATGTAACTTTCAAAATCGAATGCCTTAGCTGTCATACGTCAGCCCCCTTTGCATAGCGCCTGCCATTGTCCTGCCTTCTTTCAGATGCCATTCGAGCCTCGTTCTGGTCGCAGTCATGGAAATGACCATTTACGAACCGCTGATAAACCGTGCCAAGCGTTCCGAACCTGTTTTTCGTTACGATGATTTCCGCGAAAGGTGCTGCCGGTGAGTTTTCGTCATAGACGGCCTCCCGGTACAGCATGATGATGCAGTCGGCATCCTGCTCAATGCTTCCTGAATCGCGTAGGTCTGCGTTGGTCGGACGCTTGTTCGGTCGTTTCTCAACGTCACGTGAAAGTTGGCTTAGGGAAATAACGGGGGTTTTCAGGTCTTTTGCCATAGCCTTTAGGCCGCCTGAAATATGCGCTATCGCCAGGTCATTACGGTCAGCCTTGGGTTTTTCGATGAGCGTCAGATAATCGACCATAATCAGAGACAGCTGAGGATGCTCCTGCTTGTGTCGCTCTGACACAGACCTTATTTGCTCAACCGTCAGCCTGGAGGCGTCTACCACCCACACATCTAGTTCGGCGATTTTCTTCATGCCCATAGCCACCCTGGCCCACGCTTCGTCGTTCATCCTCGTTGGGTTTCTGAGTGAACTTACCGGCATCATCCCTGCACCCGCTATGCTCCTCTCGGCGATTTGCAGACCGCTCATTTCCATTGAGAAAATGAGCACCCCGCGACGATTGTCAGTGCCGGGAATTGACCTACTGGCCACCCCTTCTGAAATTCTCAGAGATAACTCTGTTTTCCCCATGCCAGGGCGAGCGGCGATAATTACAAGGTCTTCCGGGTTCATTCCGCCGGTGATGGCGTCAAGATCGTCTATTCCAGTCTTGAGCGTGTCTGACTCCTCACCGTTTTTCAGCCTCCTGTCCAGCGTGTCGGTGTAGTCGTCGATGATGTCACCAATGCGAACAGGCCTGGCCTCGCTCTTTGGCTTACGTATTGCTGATAGCCTGGAAATTAGTTCATCCATCGCCTCACCCGACGCGTGAATCGTTCCGGTTTCGATAGGGCTTCTGAACTCATCGACAGCTTGCAGGACCATCCGGCGCTGGTGACTATCTGCGACCATTTCAGCGTAACCAACCAGGTTTGCAGAACTCGGACAACTACGGCTGGTTTCCAGCACGGCGGTGAAATAACCCTCCCCGCACTCCTCGGCAACCATCAGGGCATCAATCATCCTGCGGTTACGTGCCTGTTTGCGAATTACCACAAACGCCCTACGGTACAGCGCGATCGTGAAATAATCAGGCTCCAGCATCGCGAGAACCTCATTCGCCTGTGGGGTAAGGCCACCAAGTAACAGCCCGCCAATTACGCTGGCCTCAATATCCTGTCTCATAGGGTTCCCTCCCTGATTGCAGTCAGTACCTTCGGCCTGAGCAGGTAATCGAAATTCGCCACCCATTCCCGATCGTTGTCACCGAAGTGGAACGGCCTGGCGGAGGCCATAAACGCCTTAACGTAAGCCCGGAATCCGTCGATATTTTTAGTAGCCAGTGAATCAATCAGCTTTCTGAGTTTACGTTGCCGTTCAGGGTTGGCTTCTACAGCGTGAGGGAGTCTGTCGCCTACCAGCTCGTTGTAGGCCTGTAGGTATTCGTCGTAGTTGATTCGGGTTGGTTTGCGCTTTTCAGGTTTAACATCCTGAGCAGTCTCCCCCTCTGGGGGTAAGGGGGTATTTTCTTTCTTGTCTTTTGTAATAGTTTCTTTTGTGTGTCCCTGTTTTGGTGACAGCGCTGTCACTGTTTTGGTGACACTTTTTGTCACTGTTTTGGTGACACTATCACCATTATGGTGACACCCATCAATTTGCCACTCGTCAATCCGTTTATTTGGCCCGATTTGCTGCCCTTCACGGTTAATAACCTTCATAGCGATAAGCTCATTTTTTGCCTTGTTAACCTTCTGTCTTGGCAGCCTGGTAAGTTGAGCTAATTGACTGTCAGATATGCGATCCATCTTCTTGCCGTAGCCGAATGTTTTCCGGCAAATTGCGTGGGCGACCTTGCTTTGGTTCTTCGTCAAATCAGCGCCAATAAGCTCGTCATACAAGGCATTTGCAAGACGGGTATACCCATCTTCAAGGTCAGCCATGCGACGCTCCACAGGCCGTTGTGCTGGCCTTAACTGTGTTACTGTTGCAAGATTACTCATGACCTTTACCTCTCAGTAGTTTTTTCAGTTTTTCCAACTCAGCCCGGAAACGACCAGGCTGTTTAAACCCACTGAGATAGCGGTCACGCAGTATGTTTTTGTGTAGTTTGTCCTGGTCAGAACTGAGTGGTTTCATGTATAATTACCTATGTGAAATGTTTCAGATTTAGCCTTTAAGAACCTCGGTTACCGCCGGGGTTTTTTCTTTCAGGAAATCAGCTACTGCCTTGAGTTTCCTAACCTCATCCCTTGTCAGCATCATCACCTCTTCCACGTCACTATCTGGCGGTGAGTAACTGCCAGGAGGAAGCCCGAGCCTGCAGATCATCCGCACCGCGAGTTTGAGGATTCTCGGCTTATCGCGGCTGCATGATGTGGGGTGAATCCCCATGTCTTTTGCCAGATTCCCGTTCCCAATCCGCATAGCCTCGCGGATGAAAAACCCCTCCAGCACTTCCGGCCTGATGTTCAGGCGTGTGTTGATATTGTTTGCGAGTTCCATTTGTTAAATTTCCTGTGTGTTGCAAATAGTTGGTTGTGCGCATTTGGTAATGCGCTTGTTGTATGTGCCATCCCGCATCGGGCTGGCGGCTATGTTTTTAAAGAGCAAATCCTTAACGGGGATTAGGCGGCTAGGTAGCGCTGCGGGTAGAGAATTTGCATCTCGCTAATTTTTCCATCGAAAAATTTTGAGAGCTTTTCGGCTGTTTCGAGAGATGTAACCTGAATCCCTCTCTCGATCCTGCTCAGGTTCCCTACATCTATCGATGTTTGGCGAGAAACCTCTGCAATTGTCAGGCCTTGCTCTACACGCATTTTTCTCAACGGCGTACACATAATGCACCTCCTTAATGCGTTGTACGCATAATAATTCATACGCAAAGTTTGCGCAAGGCGCTTTGCGAGGTACGCAAAAATGTTTTGTAATGGCGAGATGAATGTAGGTGAAAAAATTAGACTTCTGAGAAAGTCAAAAAAACTAACTCTAACTGAACTTGCGTTGCTTGTTGAAAGCGATGTTGGGAACCTTTCGCGACTTGAGAGGGGGTTGCAAGGTTACAGTGATCAGCTTCTGAGAAAAATTTCAAGCGCCCTGGAAGTCCCGGTTTCGGAGTTGTTCTCTGATGGCTCCACTGGCCATGTCGATAGTATTGTTACAGCGGGAAAATCAAAAACATCAGAAACATTCAGGGTCGATGTCCTTGATCTGACAGTAAGCGCTGGGCCGGGCACTTACATGCTATCTGATTCAGTGGAGGTGCTAACCGCCATTGAGTTCACGAACGAGCACGCGCGGTCGCTGTTTGGCAGCCGAAGATCAAAAGACATCAAGGTCATGACCGTTGACGGAGACAGCATGTTTCCGACCATCAAATCAGGAGACAGGCTGTTTTTTGACGTATCGGTTAGAGAGTTTACGACCGATGGCGTGTATGCCTTTGTGTTCGGAAAGACATTCCATGTGAAGCGCCTTCAAATGCAGGGGCTGTCTCTCTCAGTGCTATCAGATAACCCGGCATACAAAGACTGGTCAATTACAGAGGATAACCACGACCAGCTCTACGTGATTGGCAAAGCACTGCTCCACGAATCCATACAGTACGGGAAGCTGTAGCGATGTTTGACTGGATATGTAACCACAAGATAGGCGTGCTGCTCATGGTTGTGCTCGCGCTGGAACTCCTCCTGTTCGTTATGTCAGGAGAATGGTGGCCCTGGTAGGTTGCGTGTTCGGGAGCCGTTCGGGTGATCGGCAGCATGCCGCAGACGTACAGGAAGCATGGGTAGGGTGTGGGTGATGAGATGTTTAGGTGATGATTAATAAGGGATTAATGTGACGAAAGCAATTACGATAGATAGTGTTGATGCGCTTGAGAGTGTTTTTAATCGCATCCAATCAGGTGAAGAAATCCTGATAGAGCAAATAAAAATCAAGCTGTTTGGCGATGTTAAATTTAAGATTTTCGGCGACGAAACACGCTATAATGGGACTCTTCCAGCATCTTTAGCACAAGGTTTATGTGAGTTCCAAACCGAGATGTACAAGGTCTATACTCTTATCAAGTATAAGACCGATAATCTTCAGAGGCTTGGAGGTGCAGATAGAGAAGAGGCGGAGATTATTTTCTCTATCAACTCTGGATGCACAGAGATAATTACCGCCTTAACTGATTTCGCGAACGCTTGTGGAAATGCATTTGAAAAGGTAACGCAAGGGATGAGCCCCAACCAGAAGACAACATGCTTTCTCTTTGCCATCGCACTTTTTGGCGGTGCTTGGGTAAGTACGTCTTATCTAAAGGGGGATTCTGACGTTGCCGTCAAGCAGGAAGAAACTCGCCAACAAGAAGCCAAAGAAAAAGCTGAGAACGAAAGGCTATCCATTCTTAAAGATGGCATGTTGCAAGCAATCAGATCCAATGCAGGAGTAGACACGATTGAAAGAGCTGAAGGCATTCAGGAGCACGTTTCAAAGGCATATACCGGCGTTCTGAAATCTGCTAGCGACGCAGATAGAATTGAAATCGACGGCGCGACGAAACTTAATCTTTCCCAAAAAGACGTTCACGAGTTAATCAAAAACCCGATAGAGAAGGCTAAAAAAGAAGAGCGTGATCTTGAGCTGGTCATTGATGGTATAAAGCGAAGTGCTGAAAAGATAACCCTTAGCTGCAGAGAGCCATCAAGCGAAGAGAGTTTCCCGGTTTCAGTCGATATCGCATTTATAGATGACAAGGATGAGATTGCGCTACTGTTCGACGCTATGAAAGAAAACAGAACAGTGAAAATATTAGGAAGCTATACAATACGCGCTGGCGTAATTGAAAACGGGAATGCATCTACAATCTCTCGTCCATAGCAAGACCCCGGCCACCGCGCCGGGTTTTTAGCGCCTACCGATCCCTATTGCCCGCCACCCGAATTCCAGTTTAACCTATTGATTAAAATGGGATGCTGGTAATAGCAGCATCAATTACCCGCCAATTGCCAGCCACCCTGATCTCTATGGTTAACGGCGTCACTGCCGCCCTTTCCTCACGAACTCCGCAGTAGACCAGCCGCCTACGGGCGGCTTTTTTTATGAGTGAGACTTGAATTGCGCAAAGAGGTGGTGGGAGGAATGTGGATTTCACTTGGAAGGAATTACAGGTGTAAAAAAATACAGCTATAAGCTGATCTTTTTGTTGAGGTTTTTATTTCGCCTGGCTATGATCCGGCGTTGTGTGGTCAATTGCTGTACTGCACATAAAGGACGGCCCTGATAGCTCTAACTATCAGGGCCACACAAAACATCGGCTAGAATGTTTTATTGAGATCTCGGTTGTGGAGATTAGCTCAAGCGATTCCTCATGTAAAGCATTCGAAGCCTACTTTTAAAGGGTATTCGGATGAAACACATCTGCAAGAAAGACCATCGCTATGACCCTCGCTTTCTTTCTCTACCAGAAAATCAAGGGAATACAGGCCGCCACAAATGCACTGGATGCGCATTCGAACGAGCTATGGAGCTTAAAGCCAAAGGCATTCCCATGTGCAATGACGATTCAGTTTTATCCGACTTGCCAGAAAGCCAGGCCGGAACCGTTCGTCACAAAGACGCGTTTGAAGCGTACAAGATGGCATATCAAGCATAGCCAATCCCACCCGTGGTTCCCACACCACCAATAGACCGCCTCCGGGCGGTTTTTTTGTTGTAAAAACATTTCATTTTGAATCATACGCATAAGTAAAACCGGCTCACCTAATGACGATAACTCAAAAATATGCGCTTGACGCATTTGCGTGAAGCGCATACAGTTAACCCATCGCAACGAAACAGCGACTGCGGCACCAGATACCAGCCGCGCCAGTCAGTACGATGGCTGCTCATTTAAAACATGATTCCTCCCTGATGCGGGGAGGCCGAAGCGAGTTCTTCGGGATTGGATGAATGCTCCGATGGCGTCGTACCGCGATAGCCGTGAATGCCGGATAGCAGCACCGGCCATCCAATCACCAAAGAACTCACTGAGGGAAACAACATGAACTCACGTCAACGATACAAATATGCTCGTGCGGCAGAGAACAGAGAGCGGAAGAACTACATCAAACGCATAGACAGCGCGTTTACCCGGCTGTCAGAGGGTTGCAGTAAACGCGTTGTGCGGGCTGTAGCGGCGTCTGGATTAGCATCACATCCAGACCACCGCAAGCAACTCGAAAGCCGCGCAGAAGCTATCGAGCGCAGCCAGAAGCGCATCTGGTACAAACAGCCGGGCGAGCGCGGGGTAACGTGCTCTGGTCGGCAGAAACTTAAACTCAGCAGCAAACCGTTAATTTGAGGGTGTGGGGATATGCAACTAACCAATCACCAGATTTATACGTTAGATATGGTTTATGTACACCAAGGCTGGCATGCGGATTGCGGAATAATTATGGCAGGCCATGAGGAAACAATTAAATCCTGCGATGAGCTGCAATCTCATGGTTTGCTTATCAAGCGTGAAGATGGCTGGTTTAAAATAACCAGCCTTGGAATAGATATAAGAAAAAATGAATTGTCCCGGATTAAATAAACGTCGCGGGAAGAGCATCCCGGCGTATTTTGATTGAGGTCGCTAAGGCGGCCTTTTTATTTAGTCAGCAAAGAGGGTTAGAGAGTGAAAAAATTCGAATTGGTAGCTGAGATGTCGAAAGAATTTTTCGGCAAAAAATTGTTTCGTATTCGCGCGCTGATTTCATTTGGTGATGTTGATGAAGGGGATCTTGGAGGATGGGTTGAGAAAGAGGACTGCCTTGCTCAGGACGGCGATGCGTGGGTGTACGGCGATGCGTGGGTGTACGGCGATGCGCGGGTGTCCGGCG